TCATACAGCACTTGGGCTAACGGTTGAACCAGATGTAACTGTGTCGGCGGGCAGCAGGTCTCCGGCGATGTTCAGAAACTCTAGGCTCGCGCTCGTGGAGCTTGGAAGGGATGAGACTCTGAAGTGCGCCGGGCCGTTCCCGTTTCCATCGGCTCCGACACCCACAATCAACACCTGCCCAATGACCATCCATGCCGAGGAATCGACAGTTACCAGAACGGTATCTCCGCCATTGGGGAGAACGAAATCTGCTGTGGTATGGGTGAAGGCGTTAATACCGTCAGTGCCGTCCAATCCGGGTGCGCCTTCCAATCCCGGCACTTGCGTAGGTTGTGCGGTCGAGCATGGTGAGCAACAATCAAGCGTAGACATTGTGTGTCAAAAGGGGAAAATGGTTAATTTGGGGGCCTTTGCGGGGTTGCCCTTAGTTCTGAACTTGACAACAACGATCCTTGATTGTCAATACTTTGCTTTAGGCATGGGTGAGATTTATAAGTACAATGCGCGTTGGAACTCCGAGGCCCATCCCCTTCAGATCGAGCTGGAGTGCATAAAGTGGGGTGGTCAGTGGCAATCAGGGAACACCATCTGCGGCAAAGGGATGTTCTATCACCTGATGGAAGCCAGGAAATGGATTTGGCCAGATCGCTATCGCCATGATTGGACGGACCTGATGTATCAGGAGTTCGTTCAGAACGACATAACCATGCTCATGGGCGCGGCAAGCACGCAAAAAACGAGCCATGCCAGCGAATACGTTCTTCTTAAATATTGGGCTTCTCCCAATGACACTTTGGTGATCGTTTCCACGATTGATGTCGATAAATTAGATACAGGAGTATTCGGTGAAATTAAAATGCTTTGGAGCGCAGGTCGGGAAAGGTTTGATTGGCTTCCTGGCAATCTCATTGACCATCGCCATTGCATTGCTACTCATTGCCTTGCTGACGGTGAAGTGCGCGATTTGCGCTGCGGCATTCTTGGTCGCCCTTGTTACCAAGGATCGCAGTGGATTGGGCTAGGCAAACTGCTCGGAACGAAACAACGCAATATCATCTTCTTAGCCGATGAAGTTCCGTGGATGGCACCCACCTTTATCGAGTCTTGGGCCAACCTCTTCTCAAACGGCAAGGTGCAGATTATTGGGAGCGGGAACCCGAAAGGAGATCCAGATGATCAGCTAGGGATTGCGGCTGAACCGGAAGATGGATGGGCGAGCATTGGCGAACCCAAGGTTACGACTACTTGGAACACCAAGTTTCTCAATGGCCGGTGTGTGAACCTTGTCGGCATTGACAGCCCAAACTTCCGCGCTGCGGCCAAAGGATTGCCTGAGACATACCCAGGCTTGATTGGTCCACGGTTTGCTAGGCGTATTGCTCACGATTGGGGCCTAGACTCGCCCAAGTATTACGAGCAGGTCTACGGGATCATGAAGATAGGCATGGCAACTGACAGGGTATTGACCCGCCAGATATGCCGAGACCACCATGCTTACGACTTGGCGGTATGGCTTGATGATAAGCATACCAAGATCCATGGACTGGACCCGTCTTATGGCGGTGAAGATGCCTGTATAAGCACTATACTAGAGTGGGGAAAGGATACGAATGGGGAAGATATTCTGAGTCTGGTGCTTCAAAAAGAGCATAGGTTCAACATTCGTGAGAGTGAGTCGGTAGAGGATCAGATAGCTAATCAAGTTTGGGACATGCTGAATGAGCAGGGCATCCCGCCTACCAATTCATTCTATGACCCGTATGGTAAAGGCACCCTTGGGTTCGCCTTCGCTCGTAAGTTCGGAGCCAACTCCCCTATCCCGATTGATTCAGGTGGAAAGCCCACCGACAGGCCGGTGAGACAAGATTTGTTCGTAGTAGACAAGGATGGAGCGAGACGACAGAAACGGTGCTCTGAGCACTACGTCAAGTTCGTCACCGAAGCATGGTTCTCCGTGGCTTATGTCGTGCAGGCTGGACAGATGCGGCAATTGACGGAAGAGATTGTGCGAGAAATGTCGGCCCGCAAGTATTCCCCGGCGTTCGGTGATAGAATAGAGATTGAATCAAAAGATGACCTTAAAGAACGCACGGGCAAAAGTCCTAATCGCGGCGATTCCATTGCCATCGCAGTTGAAGGCGCACGCCAAAGGGGATTCAAAATTGGGAAGCTTGGAAACCATGCAGTCGAAGATCCGCAAGCAACCTTCGCGTGGCTCAAAGAGAAGGTCAAAAACCACAACACACTCATCCAATCCAAACAACTCACCCATGCGTAAAGACATCTCATGGCCGGAACAATGGGGGCCGTATGCTTAGGCTCAAACGCTATGACGTGGCGGTCCTGGGCGGGTTCACGTATCGCCAAGCAGAGACAGGGTTTGTTTTCAATGGCAATTCGACGTGGAAAGCGCAGATTCGCCAGATTCGGGCACATCGCGTCGGGAACAACTTGCCGCGCCAAACCTTGGAAGAGATTGCCGATGACCTTGAAGCGTATACGTGTGCGAGATTACCGGCTATGTGCAGTTCACGCGACAAGGCTTTGACAGTCAATGGTACGCAACGCCTATCGCAACAGCGCGTCGGTGGATGTTCAGCGTGTGGTGGAAGAAAGAGATGATTCGAACTCTCCAGCGTGCCGATCAGTTCAATCGCATCCGCCGTGCGTGGCTAGGCGAAGGTGGTGATCCAGTGTCACCCGATCTTGCTAATCAACGCGCCAATATCTGCTTGCAATGCCCTAAGAATTACAAAGGCTCATGGCTATGGAATCAAGCTACGGAATGGACTATCGCCGCATGGTCCCGACTGCGCGACGTTATGAAGCTACACGTCCAAGGCGAGGAAGGGCTAGGCGTATGCGAAGTCTGCGGCTGCAAAACCAAGCTCAAGATACACGTACCATAACGTCACATTTACCGCCAAACCACACCAGAAATGATGGAGAAATATCCATCCCACTGCTGGATACAGAAAGAAAAACCACAATGAAACGTCGCGGCTTTTTAGCAAGTATCGGAATGGCTCTTGCTTTCCCTAAAAGCATCACGCTTCCATCCGATATTCCACAGCCAACATTGGACGGACCCTTCATTCCACTTGGATGGGATATTTCCACAGAGTCAATGAATGACATTCTGTACGTTATCTACAAAGACAAGACCTACTATCCAGACAGTGATGGAACGATTCACATACCTGAATTAACCACATAAACCACAATGATCACTGACACAAACGAGTTAAAAGAAGGCTACCGATTCAAACTGCAATGTGAGCTGATTCGAAGAATTGGGTACGGGGAGGCAATTCACGGCAGACCAAACCGATCCAGATCGGGTAATCTCTGGTGGGCTAATCCTATTGGATCACCCGAGATTAAAATTTGCGTCTGCACTGATTCGATAGACACGGACCCAGTAATCACCAGTAATGACATAAACCACAATGAATAGACTCCTACTAACCATACCGTATTGCACCAAAGACAGCACCTTGGCCCTTCATCTACTCAGGTGGATGCAAGAGCTTCAACCGACTGGCTACAAGCCGCACTCCGTTCTCATCGCTGCTGATGCTGAAGTGCCCAAAGCCACGCGCCAAGAGATTTTTGCTCTAGCCAAGCCCATGTTCTCCCATGCGATGGCTGTTGGCGTTCCCGTGCCACCAGATCAACAGGGCTGGATACCGGGGAGCAACTACATGTTTCTCAAAGTGAGCGAGACCATTCAGCAAAACACCAAGCTACCGTGGCTATGGTGCGAGCCTGATTGCGTGCCGATTCGAGCTGGCTGGCTGGATGCGCTGGCTTCAGCCTATGACGATTGTCCCACGCGATTCCTAGGCGCTCATGTGCTCCAAAGTAATCAACCCGGGATGCCCCCCATACACCTGTCCGGGTGCGCCATCTACGACGCGCAAGCGCACGAAGGCATGAAAGCGTTCTGCCAAGGCAACGGCGCTTTCGACATTGCTTCGGCTAACTTTACCGTGCCGCGCTCCATCAACTCGACACTCTTCCAATACTTCTGGGGTAAGCCTGATCTCGCACCCACATTCAAGGAAATAAAATCTGATGGCGACCCAGAGAACACCATTCCCATGGGCTACCTGACTTCGAAAGCTGTCTTGTGGCACCGAAACAAGGATGGAACTCTGATTGATTGTTTACGCAAAAGAATGTCAGCGAAGGTAGCGCCACAAAAGCCTATCACGCTCGCCCCCAAGAAGCAGTCTGCTCCCGCACAGCAACTAGCTTCTGTGCCTGCATAATCCATGAATTTTCAAAGTCCTGAGAAAATAGCGTCTGTCATCGAAAACCTTAAAACGGCGGATTTGCCACGGTCGCCCAACCGTGCGCTCATCAACAACCTGTTCAACGGTGCGCCACCCTACACAAAGAGCGAAGTTCAACAGAACAATATCCAATGGAATGTGAATTGGGGTGAAGGCTCAGACCTTTTGCTCCAAGGGCGTGAGCAG